GTTCTTATTGCAATTGATGATATAAACTTTTCCATACCACTTGTTAATTCAAGAGGCCAGTATTCATCAGTTCCATATGCAATATAGGAATTAATATTCTTTCCGTCAGTATTCAATAATACTTGGAAATCTACTATTGGTGATAGTATGTTGTTTATTTCTATTTCTAACTTTGGTAATACCTCAGATATTAGTTGATATGGGATTCCATCTCTTCTAACACATTTAAGGTAATATTCGTATCCATCATATTTGATTTCCATTTCACGAAGTTTTTCAATAGATTCGTTTACTTGTTGTATAGATTTTTCTGCTAATTTAATATCAGAGTTAATCGACATCACCTCTTCGTTAACTTCGGATATTTTGTCTTTTAAAGTTTCTCGTGTGTCTTTAAAAGAATTTATTCTTTCATTGACCAGCTTGTTGTGCTCAACTGCTTGTTGCTGCTCATCTGCTTTTTTGATTAATCCATTTAATGAGTTAATCTCTGATTTGTATCCATCTACTAACTTGATACATTCATCATAAATCTTAGTCGCATCTAACCATTCTTTATCTAATAGACGAGATTCATCTGTTAAGGTTTCATAATCTTGTAATTCATTCTTAACATCATATTGTGACCTTTCGTCTAATATCTTAATCTTTTCTTTAATTAGTTTTTCAAACTTTGCATTTTGACTTTTGATATCTTTTTGTAATTGTTCTGTTTGTTTTACAATTGGTGTATTTTTATTCTGTACACAATGGTCACAATTATCATCAAAGGTTAATTGACCGATACCTTCTAAGTGAGACCTCATATGCTTTAGGTCCAATTCAATAGTCTGAGATTCTTGTTCTAACTTATTATACTTTGTATCTAATCTATTGTACTTAGTATTTTTCTTTTTAAGTTCTTTGATATCTAACTTAGATAACTTAGATTCAATATCTTTTTGTTTCACTTCAATATCATTGATTTGTAATTTATTAAAATCACATTCTGAATTTTGGTTGTCTAAAAGAATCTGAGTTTCTTTTAACTTAGATTGTAAAGTTTTTTTATCACCAATATCTTCTACTGGTTTTAAAGTTCTCATCTCATACTCAATCTTCATGTTAGTATTATCTAACTTTAAATCAAGTTCATCTTTTCTTTCTTGTAGTTCGTCTAAAGAACCTGTGATTGATGTTAACGATTGTTCTGCTTCAATCAATTGACTTGGGAAGTCTTCTTTCTTATATTCTCTAAGTAGAGTGTTTAGTTCTCTAATCTCTTCACTTGCTATCGCCCATAAATCTTCAAATATATCCATATCTAAAAATTGTGCCAATAATTCTTTTCTTTCCTTTTGAGATTTTTCTATGAATCCACTACTATTAGATTGTGTTGACATGGCAGTTAAAACAAAGTCTTCATATGTTCCAATATATTCACGAATGATTGCATTGGTCTCTCTTCGTTGTTCACCATTCAATGATTCTTTTTGACCATCAATCATACGATAGAAATCAACATCAACTTTTACAGTTCCTCTCTTTGGACTTTTCTTTGCTTTTCTTTCTATAAAGTAAGAAGTATTGTTTAACTCAAATTCAAACTTACAATCAAAGTTCATTTTAGAATAGTTCATTACATCCTCTGCTCTGATTGTTCTTGAACATTTGTCAAACATACAAAATGATAATGCGTCCCATAAAGTTGACTTACCACTTGCGTTTGGTGCGAAGATTCCATATGCACCTTTCATATTGGTAAAATCAATTACATTGTTAGTTCCATACGAGAACATATTAGAAAACTCAAATCTTTTTGGAATCCATGTTGAGTTAGATAATATATTGTGTTTTCCTAATTTATCATTTATATCATTGTTTATATTTGTAACAACTTCAAGTTGTTCTTTTGTAAGATGTTCTGTTTCTTCTAAATACTCTTGTATTAATTTATTTTGGAAACCTGTGTCTCTCACATTTTGTAATATGATAGATTGATGTTCTATATCTCGTTTACGAGTCAATACTTTTTGTACAGTAAGTTCTTGAACTTCTTTTCCTTTTTTTATCTGTGCAATTAATTTATTTAATTGTGATGTTTTTGTATCTTTTACTCGTATTCTAATTCTTGGTTTTTTTGGTATTGGATTGTCCGATACTATTTTACCATTTTCAATATCAATGGTAACATACCCATAATCGTTATGAACAGGAACAAACTTACTTTTAAGTGTATTCATATCCCATACTAAAATACCATGAATAGGATACTTTGCTTCACCATGATTTTGAACTATAAGAGAACCTGCGTATTTTATATGAGGTTGTTTCATTACCTCATTATTAGGTTTGTGAATATCGCCTAATAAAGCCAAATCATATCCATCGAAGTGAGATACTTTAACATTTTTGTTTTGGATAACAAACCCATGTTCAGTTTCTATATTATCTACTGGCCCATGAAATACTGCAATCCTACCATTGTTTTCTTTAAATCCTTTTGCAGATGGAAATCCTTCTGATTTATCCCAAATAGATTTATGTACAAATGTATAACCACCGATTCCATATCCACCTGTATCTTTTAGGTAGTATATATTTTTATGGTCCAATGCTGATATGATTGGACTCAATGCGTCAAGCCTTGATGTGTTATTTAGGTTTGCGTCATGATTACCAGGTATTACAATAGTTGGTAATAGGTCTGCCAACTTACAGAAAAACTCCTGTGTTAGGTCAACCACCTCGGGTGACATATCTGTCTTTGCGTGTACAATATCACCTGCAATATAGATGACATCATTCTTACCCATTGTAGATAATATGTGTCCATACAATTGTGAGAACACTTCACGATACTCTTTGTGTCTTTTAAGATTTCTGATGTGAACATCGGCGATATGATATATTTTATCAATCTTTTCTACACCAATGTCGATGTACTTAATTTTTCTCATACATTAAATAGTTGATACTCCATTAGCTTTCTCAAGTCTAAAGATTGAGTATCATAAATTTTTTGGTTTATAGTTTCATAACCCATTTCAGATGGGTCTTTGTCCCCTAAATCAACCAAGTGCGTATCTATTCCATATGACATAAACTTCTTTGAAAGTCCTATGGCATTAGATATAGCGTCTGAATCTAAACAAATATACAACTTTTTTACTTTATTTGCAATTATTTTCTTCTCTAATTCTGATTGTATTGATTTACCGAACAATGGTATTGCATTTCTACGAATAGCTATCGCATCAAATGCACCTTCACATAATACCAATGGGATATCCCAATTTATTAAAAGGTCAAACCCCACAATATTTTTTGATACCTTTGGATTTTTATGTTTAAACTTACTTTGATAGAATGACCTACCTACAAAAAAGTTTAGCCGCCCTCTTTCATCATATGATGGTATAATAATTTTATCTTCATATTCTCCTGTTTCACAATATCCTATATTATATTTAACAATATCCTCAGGTCTTACCCCTCGTTTTAACAAATAATTTAATGCGTGTTTATACTTAAATGAGTTTGACTTTTTATAGAGAGGTCTAAACTCCTTTGGTAATTCTACTATTTCACTAATATTAGTTTTTTCGTAGTCTGAACTATATCGATTTATTCTACTGAATATACTATTGTATTCATCCCAAGTTTGTTTTGATACACGAAGTTTCTTAAAAAGGGTTTTTATTGTTCTTCCCTTTTCATCAGATATCCAACAATGCCATGGATTCCTACCATCAGAAGTAATCTTAATATTTACTTCTAACTTAGGTTTATAGTGGTCTACAAATGGTGAGTAAAACGCATAGTTATCACCAGATGTTTTCTTGGATTTACCAAGAACAGACTCCAATAATTCGAGTAGTCTATCTTCCATTTTAGTATAAAGTTATCCTAATATACAAAATTATTTTGAAAAATCAAAGAAACTTTCCTTTTCTTTTTCGTCAATCCATTCTTGAGGTATTTCTTTTTTAGCCCATTTGAACCCATTCTTATCACACCATTCGGCGTAAGTGGTCTTTGAACCTTTGTAAATTTTACCATTTGGTGATTGTAGTACAAACCTTAAATCCATCTCTGGATTTTGTTCTTTTATTAATAAATGTTTTTTTCTATCATCAGGTAAAAACCATCCTTTTGATTCTATGAAGATTCCATTTGGTAATTTAAAATCAGGTTTGTAAGTGTGGTGTGTTGCTGGTATTGTATATGATACTTCGTGTTGTTCATACTCACCATCAATCCCTTGAGATTTTAATTGTTCGTCAATTCGTGTCTCAAGGCCGGACTTATGTCCTTTTTGTTTTTGGATGTGACTCCAATTGCCTTTTTTATTCATAACTATTCAAAATCTAATCTTACATCGACAGTAACATCGACATCTTGTCTCTTTTTAAGTGGTGACCCTAATTTAGCGATTGCTAATAGTTCACCTGTATCATTATATAATCCAATAGAAGTTATGTATGGTCTAAAGTCTGACCCTGTAACAAATGGTAATAGTTCACTTCCGTTTTCATTACCACCTACTCTTAAGGTATTATTTTGTGATACATTAAATTCGTTTCTACCTATTTCACATAGGACAGATTGTTGTTCTATTTTTTTAGTTGATTTATATTTAAACTCATATCCTTTGTCTGTATAATCAAAGTCACCATTTCCTAAAAAACAATTTTGGTATTTAGGTCTTGGGTCTGATACTACGATTATTCCTTTTTGATAATATACATAACCAACATCTCTTGTTTGATATGCTGAACCACTAATTACATGATTGTTTGTTAAAGATGATATATTGTCTGCTGATAAATGTGTGCTATAAATTCTTACCTCATCAACAGAACCACTTGTTCCTGTATTTGCTACTGCATTGTCACACATTATTGTAATGTCTGATTCGTTTTGGAAGTTTAATAATCTATTCGTTTGTAATGAACTTCCTTGTTTGACACCATCTATATAAAATTCAAATTTATTCATAGGAAATCCAAAGTTATGATTTACTATAACATTGTGCCATTGATTATCATTATACTTTGTAGATGAACTTACAGTCATTAAATGTCCCTTGTCTGCTCTACCATCACTATATTGAAAAACAAGTTGTCCGTTTCTTACACCTGCTGTTTGATTGTACACACTAATATCAAATGGAAATTGTCCGTCAGTTTGTGTATGTAATTGTGCAGTTCTTGAATTGTAATTATACGGGTCTCGTTTTTGATTTGATTTTTTTATCAGAGTGTTTGTTAAGTTTTCTGTATATGATTGACTTGGTGGTAGTTTTATCCACATTGAAATAGCAAAGTCATTTGACGGGGTAAAAAAGTTGTAATTGTGAGTTCCCATCGTTGAATATATGTACGATTCATTTGTTGTCTGTACTGCGTATCCACTTGCGCTCACTTCACCTGTTGTTGTTATACCACTTACTACTTTTAATTTATTTACATTGACACTATTTCCTTTTGGACTATCCTCTTGACTTTTTTTATAGAACTTGTTAAATGTTCCATCTTGAAATCCTAAATAAAATTGTAAATGTTTTTTATCAACAAACTTAGTATGGTCTATTACAGTATCTCTTATGATACCACACTCACTTGTATGTTTTGATTCACTTAAAAATAAAGAAGCGGATGCCGCTGCTTTAGAGTGGTCTGTAATTGTTACTGAATTTGGTTTGATTCCCAATCCAAACTTATTTTGCGGTATGGATATAATAGATGCCGTTGGGTGTAATTGATGTCCACCATGTCCTTGTTTAAAACAAGATGAATGAATAGCACTCCACATAACTTTCTGTGGAATTTTATTCATTACAGGAACTACTGCTCTTGATTGTGTTAGTAAATCACTATCGAATTGTACACCTTGGTGTTTTGATTCAGAGACTTCAGTATGGATTCCATTAGGCGAAACACCTCTAAATACGGATATTTCAAAAGAAGAAGAATGATTTACATCAGTTACTTCATAACTTTTGTATGCCGTATAGGGATATTTGGTTACCCCTTGTTCGAATATCCTTTTGAAAACTTTGCTCATACTTCATCGTTATTAGAAATCTAATTTAACTTTCACTAAAATTTCGTTAGAGAAAGATTTCAGTAGAGGTTTAGAAAGTTTAGCAATCGCCAATAACTCGTTATCGTTATTATATAAACCAACACTTGTGATATATACTTTAGGGTCACCGATAAATGTAGTTTGTCCTATCTTACCTTCTGAACCTGAAACATATGTTGGGTTGTTACTAAAATTATACTCTGCGTTTTTAGCTCTAACAAAATAGAATGTAGATTTTATTTCTTCTTCATTCCTTGCTTGGAAACCATTCGCTGCGTTTGCACTTGCTGCTCCACTTATTGCTAAGAATAGTTTATTGTGGTTTTGGTTATCCGCTTGAGTTCTAACAGTTCCTAATGACGCTGAAGTATCAAGGAGTGCTGCTCCTAATACTATGATACCATGTTGTGGATAAACTTCACCAAATACTCTACTTGAGTTTTGAATACCATTTAATAAAGAACCACTTACGATATTATATTTTGTTTGTCTTGCGTTACCTGATTGGTCTCTGTCACCACTATCGTCAATCAATCTTAACATATCGTTTCCGCCTGAGCCAGAAATACATAATTCCCAATTTCCAGGATCCAGTCTATCTTTTAGTCTTGCTCTATTGATTGCGATTGCGTATACATCATTTTGATTTGTATCATTGAATCTGAAAAACTTCTGACTCGCTGGTAACAATACTTGTTGTAATTGTGAGTATATCGCTGACGATGGTGAGTCTTCATTTGTACCTGCAGAACCACTACCTGCGTAGTGTCCGTATGCTATTGAGAACTGAGGTTCGTTTGTAGATACTGATGGGTCACCATTATATATCTCGTAGTAATACGCTTTTTGTGTATTTGATTGAAAAGACGATGTGTGGAATACTGTTAATTCACCACTATTACCACTCCACAATCCTCGTGTTACTCTTTTAGTTCCACCTTCTACTACATCTTCATTTGTAAATGCAGTATAGATTTTACCACTTCCGTAGTCATATCCACCTGCGGGTAAAACTGGCGTGTCGTCTGTTGTTACATCGCCTGTTGTGATTACATCTATTGGGTCGGTAACAACTGATACATTTCCACCTGTTCCTACTCCACTTGAAATCCCTACTGGTGTTGATATAGAACTACCACCACCATTTTGTTGTGCGATTGTTAAAACATTTGGAGTTTGTAAACCATATCCAAGATATCCACCAGGATTAGCTCCCATAGTTGGATTGATACCATAACCACCATAATCACCGAATGGATTCTCGTTAAAGTTCATTCCGTACATTCCGCCACCAATTGCACCACCATAATAATTCATTAATGCCATAATTTATTCCTCTATGCGTTTGATGTTACCTTTGGCGTTACAGTTACATCAATCTCAGCTCTTCCGCCTGTTTCGTTACCAATAATAACAATCCTTGTGGTTGTAGTTTGATTAATTGGTAAGTTGGTAGTTGGTTGAAATTGAAATGCCGTTCCTGTTACAGAAATTGCCTTTGCAGTAGCATATGTGTTAATGTTAATAATCGCAGATTGTCTACCAGGTACTGCACCTAACCCTGAGATAGTACCTACATCACTATTTAATAGTATTGCAGTATATCCTAAGTTTTCATTACCACCATTTTTAGTAGTTACATTGATAGGTACAAGAATTGATTCTTCTGCTACATTAATCGATGAGATTGATGTTTCTAAGAATGGTAACTTTACTGTACTTTTTGGTAATGATAATAATTTATATTTCATTAGATATGATTCATCGGTAATAGCCTCTAATACTGGCATATTTTCTATAACGATACCATAGTAATCACTACCTAACGAGTGTGCTGGATTCCAAAGGTCATAATCAACCTCGTCATCAGCCAATGCAAATTGTGTTATTGCAAACTTGTCTCTGCCTTCAGCTAATAGCTCTCTACCTCTTTTGGTAAGTATTGCGTCTACTGTTACAGATGAATTATCTAAAAATCCCATAGTTGTTTCCTCTTTTACTTATATAAATATAGTTTTTTTTATTTTTAAATCATTTTTTTATTTTATCCGCCTCTATTATTCATAGAATTGTTTCTTGTGAACTCTCCTAGCGCCGTATTTGGACTAGCTGCGCCTGTTGTATTTGGGTTTGTTTGGTTAAATATTCCATTTGGTTGACCCTTCATTCTACCAGGCCTTCTTGCCGCTCTATTGATAGCTTCATTAAATGCAGTTCTGTTTACACCAACTCTTCTTCCACCAAGATTTGCTACTTGAGTAGACTTTCCTCTCGGTCTTACTTTTGGTCTAACCGCTTTTTGTTTTGGTGGTTGGAATGGCATAGGTCTGAATATTTGGTCTTCAACACCTTTAGTTACTGCTACACTATCGTTAGATGGATTTCTATTTGCCTGAATAAACTTGTCTACTGCTACTAATAATGATGGGTCTACGACCTTAACAAGTTTTTCGGGGTCTTTACCTTTTACTTCATCTTGTGATGTAATTCCATCTGTATTAAATACTAAAATATCAGGGTCACTTTGAATTACCTCTACAACAGGTGAATTGTCTGGCGTATCAGGCGAGTTCGTTGTTAACGAATCACTTGTTATTCTACAACCCAAGTAAAACAGATTATTCAGATTACCTGTTAATCTATCGTCTTGAACTTGTGCAAAATGGAATGACGCTGAGTTTGCGAATGTAATTCCTAATGAAGCACTTTCTTCAGTTGAATAAAAATATCTTGGCTCTAATGCGTGTCTTGATAATCTTGAATCTAATATAGTTGAACCTGTTGGTGAGTATTCCCAATAACCATTTGAACCTGTAAAGTATTCACCTGATGCCGTATTAAATAATGCGATGTCGGTGAACTTATATATTGATGGTTTGAATACATCTCTTTCAAGACTTGCCGTATAAGTTAAGTAAGAACCTGATACAACATTTAATATACTAACACCATTAGAACTAAACTGATGTTGTGTGTAATCTATGTTGTCTGGTCTCTTAAAATTGTTTCTTTCAAATACATGAGGTTCAATTAGTATACCTTTATGCCAATCTGCTCTCGCAGGAACTATTTGTTTCATACTATCAAAGATTGACATATCATATCTTGATAACATTCCTATTAGAATATTTAATGCAGTACCTCTATTATATTTTTGGAAATAGTTTCTTGCTCTAAAGTCTAATAAATCATATCCATCTATATTTCTAACATCAGTATCACCAATTAAGTCATCTACACTAAAGTAACCTTCTGATGCGTAGATATCAAAATTAACTTGGTCCGTTGTTGAAAAGTAAGTTCCTAATAGATTAGAATCATTTGGAGCTTGGTCGTATTGACTTACTTCATTTGTTTTGAAATGTTGTAGTGGTCCTTGTAAAGATGATGATTCTATTCTTACTTTATTATTACTAAGGTTCAATGCACCAACAGATGGAATCGATACAAAGTATGTATCAGACTCACCAGATAAATGTTCTGGTTGACCATGTTCATATGAGGCTGATAAAATAAATCCTCGGTCTGACGCCGTAAAGTGTTGGTTAGGGTGTCTTGAACTGATTGAACCACTAACTGAATTAAATGTACTATCAGGAAATATTCTATAAAGAACATTCTCATATGAAGTGTCAATATCTAAATCAGTTGTGTTGTCATCAGAAAAATATGCCTCTCTATTTGCAGCGTGACCTTGAATAACTTCTGCACTTAATTTCTTTTTGTAATATCTTATTTCTTGGATACTTGCAGTTGAGGTTGTTCCAAGATAAGGTGACATTAGTTTGTTATTGTCAGATGAACCACTTGAATTCCAAATAAAGTTCCAATTATTACTTGTTGTCGATGCCGTTGGTGTTGCTAATATATCACCAAAGTCATCTATATATGCCGCCTCTAAATGATATCCACCTGACGCTGATGAGAATCCGATAACTACATCTCGTTCTTTTACATATGGGAAGTAAGATGAACTTATTTGTATTAGTGGTGAACCACCTCTAAGTCTCAATCTAGCTTTTTGTGTTGTTTGTACATAGTCCCAATGTAGGTCAATCTGCCCACCATCTTTTTGGTTTAGTCTATATACAGTATGATTGGCTTTTGGAAGTTTACCCACATATTCAATTGTTTTTGGTCTATGTCCGTTTATAGTATCCCAAATATGTTCACCTCTATTTTTACCATCTAATTGTAATTTGTAAACATATCTTTCGTGTTCGTATACATTTTTATCTTCTGAAACTCTTGGTCCACCATACTCTCTAATCTTTAAGAATGCACTTGGTATACCATAGGATGCGATTAGTGTTTTGAATGACCTAGCAGTACCTTTTGTTTTGTATATGCCTGGTAGATTGTTTAATAGTCTTCGCCAAGTTTCGTGAACAATTTCTTTTGTTGGTTTAGAATATAAAGAACCTGATTGTATTGGATTACCACTTTGATTTATACCAAACTCGTATTGCCACAATCCAACATCAGAATATCCGTTAAATAGTTTCCATCCAAATGAACTTGCAATTATGTCAATTAAGTCATTAGCTAATCCATCTTTAGGGTGTTCTTCTCTTTCATTTATTGTTGTTAAAGACTTTATGTAATTCCAAGATATATCAAAGTGTTGTCCTAACATATCAACAAATGTAATGTACTCTTCGTTAAGTTTATCGTCTGCAAGATTTATAGGAATGACTCCTCTTAACTTTGTTGGGTTTTGAGCGTCATACAATGAAGCACTTGCAATAGTCGTGTTAAACCAATTTGAACCTTGACTCGATGTACTATGATACAATACATCAGGATTTCTTGTTTGTTTTGGATATGGGTCTATTCTAAATTCTGATGATGAAAAATGTGTATAGAGATTTGAATCATGATTATAGTGTAACCAATATTCAAAATCATCAAATGTTCCTTTGAGTTCATCTCGTCTTCTTGCTGAAGATGATATATTCACTAATGCTTCAGACCCACTTACATTATTTAATACACCAATTCTTCTGTCAAATGCCTCTATCTGTTGTAGTTTATAGTAGTAGTTTCTAACTCGCTCTTCAGCCGAAGAAAAGTTAATAAAGTTTTTAAAATCAGAATAGTCTATATTTAATTTTACATTTCCAAGTGACCCACTAAAAAACTTATCTATAATTTTTTGTTGCGTAGGTGAACCTGCGTCTAATAATGATTGCCATGTTTCAAAGTCACCACTACTTCCTTTGTTGTCGTCTAAGTCTATATTAAAGTTAGGGTCTGAAAAGAAATCTGTTTGAATGTTTTCTAATTGTTTAAATAATATAACTCTATCGATGTAAGATTTTTGTAATTGTACACTTGCACCAATAGTATCATTTACACTTATTGAATCTGGTAGAGGAGTATATAGTTTTATTATCGCCTCGTCAATAGATGTTAAGTTTGGATTTAGTGATGTATATTTTACACTCCATTGACTTGGTGCACTTAAATGAACACCAACACCACCACCTGGACTTCCTTGATTGTAGTATCCAGCCAACTCTACTGAAGCTCTCATTAATTCTTCATCAACATCTTGTGGTAATGAACCTGATGTTGTTACACTTGCTAATGAAAATTTTCTAACCCAAGATAATGTTGTGTCAGGGTTTTGTTTTATTTTAAATTCATCAAATTTACCCGTAACCTCGAAGTGCCATTTGTTGGGTAAGTTAGGTTGAGTTTGTTTCCAATAGTTTGAAACAATAACTTCAGTAAAGGTATTGAAGTCTGTTTCACCTTGGTCGTTTAATCCAGCTTCAAGTGCGTTATCGTTTACAGGAAACCAAATACTATTAGGAGTGTCGCCTGGAGGATATGGTAAAAATTGTTCTTGCTCACCAACTATTTGACCATCAAATATTGCATTCGTAACTGGTATTAATTGGTTACCACCAAGATTTATCATCACTGGTGTATATCTATCATTTAGTGTAAATGAATTTGAACCTGCGGGTGGTAGGTTGTTATACAAAGCGGCGAATTGTTCTAATCCACCTTGTGCAGTTGGTCCTACGCCTGTTACTTTTATTTCAGTTCTATCACCTGATATTTCTGTGATTTTTACATTTGGTAACTTGTGAAGAAAATTGTATACAACACTATATGTACCTTGATTAAACCCAGCCGCTCTAGCGTCTTGTTCTGGTTTTACATAAACAGTATAACCTTGTTGTTCATCACCTATTGTTGTAATCTGTGATTCACCACTAGCTACTAAAGACGCTCCTGCGTAAAAGTGTTTTTCTAAAACTGCGTTTGATATGCCAGGTATTCCAGTAACATCAACTTGTGTAAAAGGCACTTTGACTTTGTTAGCATTTAACAATGCTTGGTCACCATTATCGAAGTCTTGACCATAAGTTGGCCCCTTCGATAATACATCGTCTTGATTAAAAAATCTATCTAATGCCATTCTTCAAATCCAAAAATTTTCCGTTATACAAATTTTCTCTAATTCTTTTGTTTACTTTGGATACTGTATAAAAATCATATCCTTCAATTTCATATAACCCATTTACTAATTCTTTTACTCTAAAAGTTTTTGGCAACTCTCTTTCACTAAGAACTTTACCATTCATTGTTTTAAGACTTCTTTTATGATTCTTGATTCTTTTAAATACATTTTTAGATTTAGATGGTCTTTCACATTTTTTTCTAATACCTAAGTGGTCTTGCCATAAAGCTTCATTAGACCATTTAATATCAATAAACATATTTCTTTCAAATCCTAAAATCATAGCCGTATCTAATATTTTTTTTAAATAGGTGTAATCTTTTATTTCGTTTCTTAAAACTACATCAACATCCATAGTTGGTATGTTTGCTCCGTAAATATTTTCTGCAAACGCCCCAACCAAATAAACTTTGTAGTCTGATAAATCTACTTGTCTATTTAGTTCGTTCCACCAACCTTTGAACTTATCATATCTTGGTTGTTCCCAAGGTGTGGTTGTTTCAATATTACCTATTTTAAAATAAAACATTATACTGCCAATCTTTGGTTGTATTTATCTAATAACTTTTGTCCACCAAACAAATCAAATGCTATATATGAAACTTGAGTTCCTATCCAATTTGTAAGTTGTCCCATGAGTGTTGGTTTTTTAATTACACCCATTTTATATCCCATGTACTCTGTCCATGGTTTAAATATTTTATATGCAAACTTAGTGTTGTTAGGATTCTTTCTCATATACTTAACAACTTTTCTAGCCCACATTTGATATCCGATTACCAACCTTGGGTCTTTATCAAACATCATATCACCATATCTTTCATCTGCATTCCATAATCTTTCAGATAAAAATCCTTGTCTATATAGTTCGTTACAAATAATTTTGTTTCCGTATCCACTTCCACCCGTTCCTAAATTACCATATGGTGGGTCTAAGAAACCGTAACCTGCCGACCCATTACTATCATAGTCGTAATCGCCGCCACTTGAACCACCACTTGAACCACCCGTACTTCCTTGTCCACCTTGACCACTTGCGTTGCTATTTCCGGCACCACTACCTGGTCCTGCAGAACCACCACCTTGATATGGCCATGTGTCTGGTGGGAATCCGTAACCATTTGGAATTAAAACTCCATCCTCACCTCTTATGAATGGTGGCCATACTCCTGAATCAATATTACTTGGAATTGTTTGTACTGGACCTGATAAATATGTTCCACCTATTTGAGCTCCAATTCTAGCTCTTTGTCTGACAACTTGATTGGGTACAACATTTCTTACTGGAAAACTTAACTCTTTAATTTCAACATCAAAGTTAGATAATATATCTGATTGAGAGTATCGGTCACCTTTTGATTTATCACCATCGTTCCCATCAACATCTACAAAATAGATATTACCATACTCAATACCTTCTTCAGTTATTGGATATGATATAATCTGTCCTCTGACATTTCTATTTATATTTCTTATTGCCATTATCTAACTACCTTAAAGTAAAAGTTGTCATCGTAATATTTTATGTCACTTCCTTGGTCAACTCTAAAACAGAACTTGTAGAATCTTTCTGGTTGTAGTCCGTTAAACCAAAAGTTAAAATAGTTACCACTTGCGTCACAACTTAACTTTGTGTAGTTTGTATCGAATGGAATGATAACTTGTTCGGTTTGAGAATCGACTACCGAGTAATATGATGTACTTGGTAAATACTTTACTGTCTTTAAAGGAGTTGATGAAAATGTTCTTGTAGGATATCTTTCTCTACCAAAAACTCTAATCTTAGCCTTTGAAGATTCTTTATATTCAGTTGAAAGATTTTTAACATATACAATAAGGTCATCGCCTGTTAACGCTTCTAATGAACCTGTTACAAATGTAGAGTCGTCCCACCTTGTTTCCAATACAGGTGGATAAATTGTATGTGTGTCTGATGAAAAGAATTTTATTGAACCAAATTTAGTAGTCGAGTTTTCATCTGCTTTGGATTTTTTAATTATGAATCCGTTATTTGCTCTTGTACCATTTATCCATTCATTTACATATTCTGTTACTGGTACATCTAAATTGTTGGTTGCTTTAGTAAAACTCTGAGTATAATGTGTGCCTGCACTAAATGATGATGTGAACCATGTTCCACCACCCGATGTCGTATTATGATGCGCTTCCCATAGTGTATCATGGAATGCTGACCCTGTTGTGTCGTGGTCTACTGAACTTATAGAAAAGTTATCTATCGAAGCACTTGATTGTATTGAACTCCCACTTGCAAAGAATGTCCATCTAAATAAATGTTCTCCTGTTTCTCTTGCTTGGAATTTTATAGTTGGGGTATAACTTGATGTTAAGTATCTTATAGAATTATCATAATCATTTACATCTACAAATCTACCTGTTGGTGTTTGTATTCTAAACTCAATACCTAATGCACTTCCATCTGCACTTTGTCTTGGGAAACTGCCAGTATCGATTGTAAAACTTGCAGTATAGTTTGCACTTTCTTGTAAATTGAACTTTCTGTTTAGTGATGCCCCACCATTGTTTGATGCCGTCATTGTAAGAACATCATTTGATATAAATGCAGAGCCCGTAATTCCTTCTGAGTTTGCCAATGTATCATTGATAACATATGTTGATGGTAACCCACTTATATTTACAGAGAACTGGTCAAGTACTAATTGGTTAGCAGGCGCTTTCTTAAAAAACAAGAAATTATCAATTGACCCTGCTGAACCATCTGCTCCGTTATTATCGAAGTAAGTAAATTGTAATTTGTGTACACCTGGCATACTTGCGGTAAATGCCATCTTGTATGTTGCAGTACTTGTCAATGATTCTTGGAAGTTTGTTATTTGATTGTTTAATAAAGACCCACTTGGATTTACAACATTAAAGTCAACGCCTGATAATGTTTCTCTATTAAAGTCAAACTCCACATTATATACTTGACCTACTTCTAATGAGGATGATAGGTTTGCAGTACCACCACCAAACTCGGAAGCGGACATCGCCATTCTACCACCTGAAACAAATAGTAATGGTTCGTCACCATTTGAACCTTTTATCTTATCTACTAATTCAAATCCACCAAGACCAGATACAAAATCAATAGATGATATCAAAGAGTTTATTTTAGAAGTGTCTCTTGCTTGACCTACTAATGCTCCTGCAACACTCCATGTTCCACCTGTCGTAGGACTTGTCCAAGTACATCCTTCTTCGTGATGTGGGTTATCTACCTCTTGTCCTAATCCCTCTACCCATGAATCTTTTATTGGATAAACAAATAAATCATAGTTATCTTGTATTTCTTTACTTTCAATGTTTTCTAATCTTAGTCTATATTCTGGTGATGTGATAGTACCATCTACTATTGAACTTGAAATCTCTCTTAGGTTAAATGATACCAATGCTCTACTATTACCTAATAAGGTTGTTGCGTCTGAATCATACAACTTACCTACCTCAAGTATTTCGTCTTTACCAACATTTTGGTCTTTACGCTTTGAGTCTTCGTAAATTGTAGTATCTTTATTTGAATATATTCTGTAAATCATGTTTTAACCTTTAAAATAATGGTACTACTCTACCTCTAATATCTTGGTCTGGATACTTTACTTCAAATATAGATGGGTCTTTTGGTGGGTAAACCACACCATTTCTTGTTGCCCCTTTTATATCGTATCTTTTATTTGAATAAGTTCCACCACTTTTGTTAGTTATTTGTAAACCACCAAGCCCATCCTTGTCTGGTCTTACAACACTCTGTACACCATCAACCTCATCTAACATTACATAAAGGTCTGATAGTAATATTGGTTGATTGATACTTCTTTTATCAATTTTAAAATAATCTCTAATCTTTTGAATACATTTAAGAAGAATGTCATTTGAGTTGTAGTTTGGTTTAACAACTATTTCAAAGTCAACTCCTATATTAACAATGTACCCGTCTTTAATATTGATTGCGTCTGTAAGTATTCTATAATATGATAAAAAGTTTCTTAAGTTTTGTTTTGTTGCCGCATTTAATACAGTAAGTTTTTTATTGTCATCATATCCTAAACAATAGTAGTTTATGGCTAACGGATTTAAAACTTGGTTGTTTTCACCACCATCATCAAGTTGGGTTTTGATTTGAAAATCAGGAGCAACAAACGCTTTTGCTATTGAACCAAATTGTGGTGGTAGTGCGTATGCTCTAACTAAGTAGTCTTCTCGTGTGACATTTCTGTTCTGTGCACTAAAGTAAGCTTTTGCGTTTTCTCTTACTTCTTCTACCTCTTCTTCAAACTTACCACCTACTGCCGGATTTTCGTTTGTTACTGCAATCGATTGTTTTGCTTCATTAAATAAAGCAGAGTCCAATCCAATGCCTGTCGTTTCGATTGTAATATCTGCAACTCCATTTAGGTCACCTGCGATTACATTATCAACGACTCCTTTACCAACTCTATAAGTTACTGTTAATGTTTGGTTTGCAGGTGCAACTCCATATGTTTTTGAATATAAAAAGTTTGATGGGTCTAATCCTTGATTGAGGTTTCCACTTGCGTTGTATAATGCAGAACCAACATTATCAGGATTAGGGAGTAACTCTTCATCTGCGTTAGCAGATACGCCTGCTCCAAATTGTATTTGTATTTCACCATCATCGGTTACTCTTGTTATATATCTCTTTGGAACTTTTTTAAGTTTTAGTAATGCTGGCGTCTCATTTGAAAACGCTGAATATCTTAACGAATAGTCACTTGTATTTGGAGTTTCTTCAAATACTGTTTCTTGTCCAAGGTAATCTACTTTTGTCCATGATTCACCATCATCATCTGTAATTTTAATTACATCTATCAATCCATCTTCATCAGCTAACTTTATTTTATCGTATACTTTTGGTGTACCAAAAACAAACTCTTGTGTTTTTTCTTTACCACTCGTAGCTTGTACATATTTTTTTAATAGATATTTTACAGGCAAGTTTGTACTATCATCAACTTGATATACTGATGTTTCAGTTGGGTCAAATGATGATGAGTAATTAAATCTAACTTTTTGATTTGTGGTAAACTCAATTTCACTATCTGACTCGGCAACTATCTTAGCACCCTCTTTTATACTTAGTGCGTAACGCCAATCAGGTCTTACATTTACACCACTACCAATCGCCGGTACTAATTGAAACATTGCGATAGTAGTTGTTGCTGGTACATTTAGTTTTGGTTTATATCCATACGCTTGTGAAATTGCGAATATGTTTTTCTTTTCTTGTGCCTGTTCTAAGATTGATTCTCTAAGTTGCACATCAGTATAATAAGAAAGTACATCACCAACATATGATGATAATTCTAACATCATCATACCTGGAGACGATTCATTAAAATCGTTAAATGTCTGTGGAAAATAAGTTTTTGTAAAGTCTACAAGGTTCTGTCTTATAGAACCAAACTCCCTACCTATTAACTTAACATCTTTCTTTATATCTTTTGCCATATCTTATTACCCTATGCTATTGATAGACCACCTTGGTTGTCTACCTCTAATATAATTATCTGGTTTGCGCCAGTTTCTCCTACTGAAAATGAAAAAGTAAAATTAATTCTGTTTTCGTCTTCTAAAGGTTCTACTTTAATTTCTTCCATTTTGATATAAGGTAACCAAAATGCTATGTCTTTTTCTACACCTTCTTTTAGTTTATTTAAAAGAGGGTCGGTTATTTGTTCAAATAAAAAAGAGGGAATGTCCGTTCCAAATAAAGGTTGTAGTGGTCGTTCACCCTTTCGTGTAAGTAACAAATTTTTTAGATTAGAAAGTGCTTGGTCTTCTGTTGTCATGGTACTACGAAATATTGGAGCTCCACCCAATGGAAACGGAATTCCAATCGCCGTATTTTTTTTTAAATCTAACGGATTAATTTTTTTCGTAGGTCTGTTAGCCATTATACTCTACCTTTTTTCTTATCTATTGCTTTCATTAAACCTGAATAATCTTTTGTTAATGCTTGTCCGACACTTGAATTCATAACGGCGTTTACATCAACTGGTTTACCATCAGAGTCTTGTGTTGGTATCATTGATTGTGGTGTTGGTGAACTACTAAGTCCCATCATCGATGCCATAGTTGCTCTATCCATTCCTTGTGCATTATTTGCAGTCAAAGTCCCACCACCCATTGTTGGCCAATTATCAACTGTTTCATTTAATAAATCGGAAAATTTTCCGTCTTTAAATTTAACATTTGGTTTCTTAACCTTTTTTGTTGGTTGAGGTTTTTTCATCTCTTGAATTACAGATTCACGAATTGCAAGTTTTTCTTTTGCTACTTGTTTTCTGACCTCTTCTTTTATTAACAATTTTATTGCTTTTACAAATTTATTAGTGTCCATAATAATAAATAGTTTTATTTTAATTAATTTTTCATTAAATTTAACTCTGTCGTTATTTTTGCAATCTTACCTTTTATGGTACTTGTTTTTCCTACCAATACGCCAGATTGTGCTCCTAAAAGAACATTCGGTCCACCTGGTGGTGGCGGTGGTGGAACTAAACCACCACCCGTTAGGGCGCTTGCGAATGAATTGACTGCATTATTTAACGCATCGAGTTCGTTTTTAATTTCGTCTATTTGTGTAAACATATTATCCATCGCAGCTTTCCACGCTGGTGTTGAAATGTTTACATCTGCCGTACCTGCTAAGATAACTCTATCCGATTTAGCATTTAGTAAAACTCTGTCTGAGTTTACCATCATCTGTGGGTCACCAAATAAGTTTGCAGGTGTTACTCCCAAAGAAAATGGATGTGCTTGGCTCAAAGATATTTTTTGTTTAGATGTTAAATAGACTGAGGTGTCATCTTCGTTAACATCTTCTATAACAAATGTATTCCAGCCACTTGTGTTTTGAGTGTTTCTTAATATACTAATTGGTGATGTTGCGTCACCTTTCCAACTTGGGTCTTGTGTAGTGTTTGCACCTGTCGGAGTGTATCCAAGTCTAATTGATTGTCCAAATCTTCCTTCAATCATTACATCACCACTAAATGGTTGTAATGCGGATACATCTTTTACTTCTTCAAACCCAAACTCAAAACTAAATGGTTTTGTAGAACTTGCGTTTGGATTACCTGCCGCAGCTTCAGAATATCCACCAGCGTCAGCACCATCACCTTTTAATGTAGTGTATCCTTTTGGAAGTGCGTTGTGATTTGTATTTCTTTGTAATGATAGTGGAGTTACATAATAAAGTCTTGACCTAGCCGCAAATGCATTTGAGTCAGGACCTCTTTCGTTAATGACATAAACTAATTCACCAACAACAGGTATTCTTTTTATATTAGTATCCAACGGATATGCGGTTCTTTCCGTTTCACTTCTACCTGATGCGTTGTTAGTTTTTATCTTTATAGAATAAAGTAAATCACTATCGTTATCTTGTAGTTTAACTTCTGTTACAATTGCCGAAGCCATTACTCATCTCCTGTGTCTTCTTGAGGTAAGTCTTTTTCAACTTCCTCTATTGCGTCCATTAATTGTCTTTTTTCTTCGTCAGATAACATATAGTTTCCATCGCCTGTATTATTATCTTTCATCATCCTTTGAACAATTGCCGCTAACTTAACTAATGCGTCATCATTCTTTACAGATATTTCAAGATACTCCTTTATTAATGGAACAACTACTGAGGCATCGTTTAGGTTCTTGACCATTGGTTCAAGTTGTGCAATCAGTAGTTTTATTTGTCGGTCTTTCTTTTTCTGATTAGAATAAATGTCAGACATTATATCTGAAAAAGATTTACCTTTAAATATTTCATCGTCTTTGGTCATTGAATTCCTCGATTCTATGATTTATTTCTAAATATCCTTTGATGACATAATCGGTGTATAACTCTTTATATACTAATTTAAGTTTACCAATAACCTTGGTAATATATTGAGTTTGAACACCAGTCCTCTCTCTAATAAGTATGTAAAGTGCCTTTTTGTTGTAAGAATACAAATCATGTCTTGTTCTAAACAACTCTGTAATTGAGTCTGCTATTTTTTGTTCTCTATCCTTAGCGAATAACTTATATAAGTTTGCGTCAATATATCTAACATAATAATCAAAAAAGTCTGAAACTGATTCTCTTAGTTCTTTTTCATAGACTTCATTACCAATGTTTCTTGAGGTATCAATATATTTTACCTCTGTCTTTTGTTTCATTCTTTGGTAGTTCTGATTATTCTCATTGAATAAATAGTTTCTTGCTACTACCGTGAAGTAAGAAAACGCCCTACCATTTGCTCCATTAAATTTATGAATCTTTTGATTAAGGAACGCAACAACATTAGCCTTTACATCTTCATATGGTACATCAAAATAATATGTCTTATATGTGTGAATAACATTCTCAGCTAATTTATTAAATGGATAGTCTATAAATCTATTATATATTCTGTTCTTTAACTTATAGTTATCCGATGAGTTATATGCGTTTATAGCTATTTCAGTAATCTTAGTGAAATATCTTTTATTCTTTCTCTTCCTCGGCATAATATTTTTCCAGTTTTTCTATAACTTCATATAATTGTTTAAATACAAATCCCGTTTCGTCATCTGATTCAAATGCACCCTTAGTATCTAAGTCTTTCATTTTTTGCATTGAACCATCTACTAGCTTTGCAAAATCTGAAATCATTTGTTCTTGTTCTTCTACAACATCTTCAGTAGCTTCGTTCTTTCTTAGAAGATTCCAAGTGGTGAATCCAAAAACTAAAGTGGTTATAGAAAGTATAATAATTGTTGTAATCATATTAGTCTTCTACTATATCTTTAAATGCGTCAAATACTTTTTTAGTATCTTCGGTTGTAGTTTTAGAAGTACTAAATGTATCTGATAGTTTTCCTTTCGAAGATGGTCTTCCATTAGGGTTACGAGTCGATTTAACAGGACTCATTTCGTTTTGCCATCTTTCATATTCATATCTTGCCGCGTTAATATCTGCTTGGTGCATGATATGAGGTAATGGTGTTTTAAGTGTTTGGTCTTTGTTATATGTGATATAATATTTCTTATTGTTCTCATCATATAAACCATCAGTAAGTTGAATGCCCAACCACTCTTCCTCACTACACTTAACT